CGTTTTTATCCGTTTTAAAAATTGTTTCCATTATTATAGATGAGTAGTGTTCCTCCAGTTGTAGATTATAAACGAATGGAACGACTTAGGCCTCCAGAAAACACGGTTATTCCTCTAAATGCAAATACTCTATGCATATTTCTTATACTAGCAACCATTATCGGTTTATATAAGAGACATGTAGACACCAGAAACCCCCAGACCCGTAGGGTCTGAAGTTAAGGTGTGAAAGAAAACCCCCAGACCCGTAGGTGAAAACCCCCAGACCTTTAGGTCTGAAGTTAAAGAGAGGGATACGACCCCCAGACCCGTAGGGTCTGAAGTTAAGGGCTCAAAGTGATACGACCCCCAGACCCCTTCGGGGTCTGAAAATGAAGGAGTCGGGATCTAATCCACAGAATCAACGACATTATATTTGATACACTCTTGTGGATCTAAATACACATCACGTTTCATGATTTTCTTAAGTTGTTTTTGTGGTATATTCGTTTTTTCCTTGTACGTTTTTGTAACCATATCCATGAGTTTATCACACGATTTCATTTCATCCTTGAGTTCTTCATATTTTCCCCAGAACCCATTTGTAGATATTTGGTGTATCAAAACGTGTGCATTTTTACCTATACGACGTTCGTGACCACCCAAAAGGAGAAAGGTTGCCGCGGAACAACACACACCTTGTGCTATAGTAACGACTTTAACACGCGATTTTTCTATAATGTTCATGGCACTTATTCCAGCGAACAAATCACCACCTTCACTACATACGTGAAGGTACATAATAGGTTCATACCCTATAAGTTCTGCCTTCTTTTTAAGAAGATCAATTTCAAGTTTCTTAAAATCTTCGATGAACTCGAGAATATCAACATCGGTAATTTCTCCATAATAGAAAATTTCGTTACCAACGACCCGAGACACTTTATATTCTTCTTCCTCTGAAGCTGGGGTAGTTGTATTCATTTAGTTAATGTAGACCATCTTCTTTAATCATTTTTTTGATTTTAGTAACCTCCCGTTGTTTTAGTTTGTTCTGTAAACCAAGATGGTTCATAACATCAAAATCTTGGGGTGATAAGTTATACTCTTTAAACTTCGAGACGTCACCTTTTTGTGCATACTCACGTAAAAGCATGAATTCGTGATGGTTCATTTTTGTATGTGAACGAGACTGTATACTTCGAATCTTCTGTTCACGCATTTTCTGGTTCCCGTATTTTGTCCACGCACTCCCTGGTCGTATTGTATCGGGTTCAATTAATGTATTACCCGTATATATTTTTGGTATTTTCATGGCGTATAAAACAAAGTAAGGCATGAAATCCCATTCACCTTTATACAGTTCTGTATCGAACGTATCTGCATTTATTAATGCATTCATGATTTTGTCGGGGTGTTCCGGGTTAGCCCCAAGATAATTTTCGTGTACGGCACCCCAAATATGTCCATGTTCATGTATAGTTTCTTCTATATCTACGGTACCCGGTTTACAAAAGAAATCTTCAATAATGTCTTTTGATGATTTAAAAATATCCTTTTCGTCGCTATATTCAAGGTAATTAAAATAGTTTCCTATATTTCCTTTACACTTTTCTGACGCTATTTTTGAACGTGGGTGATTTTTATTTAACCATTGAATAGTTTCAGGTTTACGTTTCGGTAGGAATACAAGTTTAAAATTAGGTAACATGTGTACATTTTTAGACGTAACAATTAATGGTTTTTTTGTAACCCGACCACCTTCGCATATGGTTTCCACTATACTTTTATATGCTGTATCGGATTCGTAATCGTCTATATAGGCATACATATTTGAATTTTTTATCGTACCCAGGAATATATCTTTTTTACGTAAGACTTCATCGTATATTTCTATACTATTTGTCTCATCGAGAATTTTATTAAGAACGAATGTTTTTCCGACACCAGCCGCACCACACAAAAATATATTCTTACCGCCTTCTAACAGAGACTTAATTTCCTTTATTTCGCGGTCATGGAGCGAAATACGATCAACCTTTTTTTGTTTATGTATTGTAACAAAGGCATTCATGTCGAATGATACTGAAGATGCGGATCTCGCTACTCAGGCGTTAGATATTATTATGGAAAATAATACACTTCAAACGAGAGTGATAGATCCTTTAAAAAGGAAACTGTTTCCTTACTTGATGTGCATTACAGTCTTTAACTTTACGCTATTTATTATGGTGGCGTATCTTGTGAATCGTCTTTCGGTGATTCTGTAACAACTTCCATGAGTTCTGTACGTCTACGCAATTCTTTCATGAGATCACCTTTCAAACTTACGAGTCCCTTATCTTTTAAATCGGATATTTCATTCTTACGTTCTTGTACACGTTCTATATCGGCTTTAACAGCTTTTTTTACTCCACGTATCTCGTCAAGTTCCTGTTTAAGTTCTCGTTTTGCAACACCTCCTACGGCATCTTTTAACTTCGTCATAACTTTGTTTTCCTGTATGGCTTTGAAAGGCATGATGGGCTGTATATGCATAATTTCGGGTTTGAAGAATGCATTATCATCTGGAAACTCACGTTCAAATGCATCTATCATTTGTTTGGGTACGTTCGGTGATTGTTCAATAAGTCTATCATATTCGGTGCGCATATTTTCAATCATATTTGTACCGTTTAATGTTCTTTCCGAAAGTGGGAGTGTAAGTTCGAGACGTATTGTTCGTGAAATTTTACCGTATTGGACAGACGCAACGCGGTGACCTTCCATAAGTTCATTAATTTTAAGAAACTGCATAATAGTTGTTGCGATGGCGGTGATTAAATTTAGACCACCAATAGCTGAAGGTACAAATGGTTGTACGGAAGGTGGGAAGGTTTCTTGTGCAAAGTTAGCAGTACCTGTAACTGTACTTACAATTATGAGTGGTATAGTAAATTTCATACTCAAATTTTTAAATGAACAATATGCCTGGTAGTGCATGTACCTATAACACGCCGCGGCTTCACCCCAGGCCTTTAGTATTTTCTCCTGTTGTGGGTGCCATATTTTTGGAAGTTTCTTTTCTTCGTTCATACTAATAGATATGAACATTATATTTTTCATTCACTTACTTTTTTTCATAACAATGTTGGTTGTACCATTTATGAAGAACAAACAGAACCTTGAGTTTTATTCCCTTCTCGTACCATTCATATTTTTCCATTGGTCGGTCAATGACGATACGTGTGCGTTGACACAAATGGAAATGGCCGTAACAGGAAACAGTAAAGATGAAACATTCTTTGGGCGTATTATGGGTCCAATATATAAAATGGACGATACAGAGGCAAACAATTTCTTAAAATCTATTTTCTTTTTTCTATGGTTACTTGTTCAGTACAGACTCAATAGAATTGATTTAGAACCTCTTTATGAACTTAGAAAACGGTTTGTTAAATAATGTTGGTATACATAAATGAAGATCAAAAACAAAACGCAACAAAAATTATTACTTATTGCGTTAATGGTACTCATTACTGTAATTGTGTACCAAGTACGTAACCCTATTGTCATTAAAAAAAGAGTTGGTGTACCCGTGGGTGTCCCAGTAGAAGTGCCAGTTCAGATACCAGTTGAAAGGGAATTTAGAAACCCACCAATCAAAGAGTATAAACCCGGGTACGTCCAACAAATGGGTGTTCTTGTCGGCACAGATGAAGAAACATTACCTTTATACGGCAAAGAAGTTAGGGGTCGTCGCGATCAATACCATTATTACACGACAACACCAGGTGATCAAGTGTATCCACTTCCTGTGACTATTGATAACCGCGATTGTATGGACGATATTGGGTGTCGTGAACTTTATGGAAATGAAACTGTTTCGGTATTAGGACAAACAGGTTCATTTCAGGCGAAATTGTATAGAACGGATAATTTCTTTTAATTATTCTTCTTTCTTTTCTGGGACAATGGCTTCATAAGCACAACTCCCCATTGTTATGGTTTGTGAACACATACAACAGCATACACACAACAATAATAACAGTAAAGGTGGAGTTTTTACTGGAACTAATGATATAGGTCTATAAACAAAAAAGAAACAGCATAAACAACAAGATAAAGTTGAAGCTAAATTACCCGGTGCGCAATTAGACATTTATATTAAGTAAATAAAATTATATTGGTTAATATAAATGAAGATAGATTTATTAAAAAATGAAGCAAAACGTCTCGGTCTTCGCGTAACTAAAAAAATAAAAGGCAAACGCGTTCCCTTGAGTGAAAAGGAACTTAAGATGAAAATTCAAAGACGGCGACAACCAGCTTTGGAAATTCAAGTTCGAAATTCAAAAAAACTTATACGAACGTGTAAATCACTTTTACGAACCGTGGAACCAAATGTTCCACGTGTTCGTCGAGTTTCACGCACACCACCCGTCCCACGTGCGCCACCAGTCCCACGTGCACCATCTGTTCCACCTCCACCATCAGTTCCAACTAGAAGAGATCCACGCGCAAATTTAATGACTGCTTTAAAAGCAAACCTTAAACGTCGCGGTCTTAGAGAAAAGATAAATCAAACTTCTTAGATATAATCTTTTTCGCACCTTCGAGTTCTGGGTGACTCCATAAAAGCCATCTTGACCAAAATCCCGCGGTAAAAAAACCTGTTTTTGTCCAGTTTTCTTTATCACTTCGAGTTACATCGAGCATATTTTTATGAACCAGTTTAGGATCGATTTGTTTTTGAACCATATGAGGAACAAACCCACCGTGTCGTGTTACGTATGAACGCATACGTAAAGGGTTTTTGTGTATCGTATAGTCTGAGTACCCCCTTGCTCCAAAATCAACTATTTTTCCGTTTTCAAAAGTAACTCTAAACTTTTTATCAATACGTGGACTTTTTTTTAAACGAACGCGCATATATAATTACTGGATAAAATTATTTATTTTGTAATTTAGCGAGTGTGTAGTGGTGATACAAGTGTATTAAACTTATGATCAAAGAAACGAGAACAGCTGGGTTATATCTCGCCTTCTTGTTAAGAACGATTAATACAACCGACGAAAGAGCAATAAAGGCTGGTAAACTAAATAATCCGATTTGAACATTGGTCAAACCGAGAAACCGTTTTTCTAATGTGTTAACATCTGGTGTTTGTACTGGTGCGTATTTTTCAAGTTTATATCCTGGCATTTATTATATATACACAAAAAAATGTGGATTTTCATGATACCAATACTGTTGATATTGAACGATTACCTTAAATCGCCTATAGATAGACTCTATTTTCAAAGACCTTTACGTCCACTCATCGGTATACGAAATTCGGTCGTAGATTTATTTTTTTATAAACCGCATTATTCTGTAGACGATTTTACAGGCCTTTGGCGGGTACAAAAACACTTTTTCGATATAAAAAATGAATACGACGGGTTACACAAAAACGCACAAAAATGGTATTTCCACGACCTTGATCCATGGTTCGACCGTAACGAAAAGTATTATTACTATAAAATACACGATTTTCCAAAACTATACGCATTTTTAAAAAGTATACCGTGTGTTGATCATGCCATGATTGCGGTCATGGAAGGGTCAATGTCTATACCAGCACACCGTGCCGAGAGTAATTTACAGTTACGGTACCACTTAACGCTCGAAGGAACAAGTAATCTTATCACGGAGTTTGATATTCATCAACATAAACCCGGTGAAGATGTTCTTTTTGATCACGCACGGTATCATAGTGTTGATAAAACCGATGAAGAAAAGCGCGTTGTTCTTATTTTAGATATTAATCGTTTTTATAAATTTCCATGTATAAAATAATTCTGTCTTTATCCGATTGATTTTCTGCCCAATGTTTTTTACGAGCATTCATGATTATATGTTTACCATCTTCTTCTGTAACTTCACCTAGATCTATATGATGAAGTATACAGTTTTCTGGACATTTAATACCTAAATGATATGTAAATATATAATCATCACCTACATAATCAACATGTTCTTTGAGTTTTACACCCCCTTTCATTAATGAAAACCCAGCTACATGTATACCTTCGATTGAAGATAAGAGTTTTGTTGTTTCTGGACATAAGTTACAATTACTTGTAATAAAATTACCATCCCATATAAGTGGCCAACTTACCCATGATTCCTGAACATGATCCTGTCCACCCTTCAACCACCCATATTTACCACCTGTATATAGCATCATAACTTGTTTTAGATATTCGGAACCAACCCATTCACCTTCTTTACGGGGATCGTCTCGTATGAAATTTTCTGGTAATAAATCTACTTCTTTCTGTAAAATATGAACGTGATTTTTTAATTCTTTTAAATGCATTATACCTTATAAATGTTTTCGACACACCGCTTTATACATGTCGTGATCACCAACAAGTTCGAGTTCATCGTTTTGAACAATACGTTTTGTAAATGGTCCGTGTGTACCGTCCATACACTCCATACACATCGCCGATATTT